TACTTAGCATAGGCACTTCTATCCCCTGCTGTAGCACGACAAGCCACTTCAAAAGCACTATCGCCTAATTGGGATAGGCTGTCAATAACAATACAATCGGATGCAGTCAGGGAACGAATAGCAGGGAAGTCTGCTGTCTTATAGACCTTAGGGCTAGTACCTCCTAGCACCTTAGTGGGTTTGCAGTTAGCACAATTAACCTTGCCATGCTCCTCACAGATGGTCACACCTTTATTATTACTAACCACCTTAAGCATAGTCTCAATAGCTATCGGGGTTTCCCTAGTATCAGGTATGGAGTACAACTCAACTTTACTCATCTGTTCAGGGGTTAAACCCAAGGAAGGGTTCAGTAAGGTAGCACTACCATTCTCAAGGTCGAACCAGTATATGCGCTTAATGGATGGTACTTTAGCTATGGTTGCAGCTAGGTAAGTCTTACCACTCTTAGGCTGCCCATAGATTAATACCCTCTTTAGGTCTATTGTTTGATTGTTTAGCTTCTTTCTAGCTGCTACTAGGTCTTGTAAGTTCGCCATTATTATCTCCTTTTATTCCGCTGCCACTAACTCTAATGCTTCCTCTATCAAGTCATCCAACTTAAAGTAGAATTGATAGTCTTTAATCTCCTCTTTAGGCTCTGACTTTAGATCAACTAAGTTGCACACGCCATAGAAAGGGCAAGGCCGCATCCATGATAAGCAGCTACCACCCCTCTTAGGGAATAGGTGCGCCCCCGTATACATAGCCAGCCTCTCCACTTCCATCTTTAATCCCATTAGCCATTCCAGCCTATCTACTAAGGTCTTATGGAAATAGAAGTCATGTATAGTAGGACGGAAAGCTTCTGCTTTAGTACGGTGTAATTGTGCAACACGGTAATGCACATCAAAAGTCCTCTGAGGTTTAGTAGGGGATAGCGTATCTATGATAAGTGCATAAGCTAAGCCCTGTGAGGAGTTCTTAAAATTAACCTCTAGGTTATTAGCCAGTGAGGAAGTTTTAAGTTCTAGGGGTCTATAAAGACCTGTACTAGGGGAATACATTACACCGTCAAGGAAGCCTGTGTATACTAAAGAGTCTGTAAGCTGGATGCAGAAAGATAATTCTGCTGCTGGCTTACCGTTAAAGCTGGCTAGTACCCAATCACACGGGTCATCCTCACCATTAGCTACCCAAGGGTTCTCTATTAGAGCCTCTACAATAACGTGAGCCTTAGAGATTGACCTGATGTTATCTTCTAATGGTGGGTAATAAGCACGCCAAGTCTCAAGTAGTACATCGTCTTTAATAGCTTGGTATGGTAACTTATTATCTGCTATTAGTTCCAAGTACCTAGCATATCCTACACCCACAGCACTACCTAAAGATAAGGCAGGAGAAGTATCCCTCTCAAACTCCATCGGGTGTATCTTATACAGTTCAAACTTACGGGGGCAGGTGTTGAATAACTCAAGGCTAGAATAGGAGACAGACACGGTGTCCTTACTATTAATAGATACCCCTGTTGGTATGATATGGTCAGGGGCTTTAGATAGTAAGTCTAGTCTTTCTTGTATCTTATTCATTACTAGCCTCCTGCTGCTCAGCAATATCTAATAGCAATGCAGCACAGTCTCTTAAATCTCCCACTGACATTGGGGTGTTCTTACCGTAGGCTATTTTCCTAGCATGGCTTCCAGTCTCAGTCTTAAAGGCTCTAATACGAAACTCAAAGAAAGGCTTACGTTTAAGCACATAACCTACTACTTGTATATCATCGTCTTTTGGAGTGTCGTCTATCATAGCTTAGAAGTCATCCAGTTTAAGATCAAGACTAGCTAGGTTAAGTTTAGGTAGTGTTTTCTGCTTCCTCTTACCAGCACCCTTCTTAACTTTAGGCATACTTTGCAGTAAGATGTCTTCCTTCATTCTTTTCCTTTCGGCTGTTACTAATACGCCAATATCCTCTGGCATTAGCATATCCACCAAGTGAGGGGTAGCCTGTAGCTGCTTTTGCAGGACTAGCAAGTGTGTCTCTACCTGCCCCATATCAGAGTCCTCTAATGCCTGTAAGATAGTGTTTAATCCAGTCTTTACTTTATCATAATCCAGCTCGTTTGTATTAGGCATAACTTAAAAGTCCTCCGCTGGTTGAATATCCATAATACCATCAAGCTTCTTGCTCTTTCCGACTAGGCTAATCCTAACCTTAGATAGCGTCCCGTTGTTAGACTGATCTGATGTTAGAGGTATGTCCACATACTCTAGCCGTTTACTATCTGCAAACTCTGCAAGTTTAATCTGCTGCCTACTTCTTAGGTTAGACAGTCTGCTTTTTAATTTACCGACTTGCTTTGTTTCTATTGTTACTAGGATGGACTCATGCTGTGTTACTGCATCTAGTAGGTCTTGTGTGTTCATAGCTTAACTCCTTTAAGTGGATTATACGGCAAATGTCGCAGATTTGCAATTTTTTGATTGTTTCGGATTTCCTTCATATTAGCCCATTCCAGAGCCTTCTATACCCCTGCAAGCCATCCGTTTCCTTCATAGGAGGGTCAGCCTATCGGATGGGTTTTGCTTGACTATGTGGATGATATTTGGAAGATTTAGATTCTCAACCTGCCTACTAGCAATCACACTACAGGCTAATGCTTCCATTTCATAATAGGGATATGCTTGGTTTAAGAATCGGCCTAATAAGTATTCCCTGAAGTCCACTTGGAATATTGTATTGTTTAGTTTAGGGAAGCAGTAAGGGCAATATGGGAGAAGCTTTCCAAAGTAAGTAGTTTCAGGGGAGACTAAGAGACAATTAAGGCAGCACCTAGGCTGATCAAAGTTAAAGCCTTCTAGCGGATTCTTGCCATGCTTTAATAGCCTAACCCCAGTTAAGTGAAGGTCTGATAATAGGGCAGGTCTAGCCTTCCAGTTTTGCCTTTGACTAATAGCTAGGGTTAATAGGGACTTAACTAACATTTTCTAGCCTTTTGCACTTCTTACCATTACCTTGCACTACTCGTAGGCTATTCTCTGGCTTTAGTTGGTTATGGGCTAAATGCACAGGCCATGCTAATGCATAAGGTAAATCACTGATGCCTTTACTATACCAATGAGGGTTAGTGTCCATGCCTTCATAACTAGCACAGCAAGCCTTAGCAAAATACGGCATACTAGGGAATACGCATACTCTAAAGTCCTTATTGTGGTTTACCCTCTCACAGGCTATATACACTGTGCCATTAGGCACTAGGAACCACTGGTTAATATACTTAACGAACATGAAGCCTTTAGGCGGGTTAGAAGTGTCTAGCTTTCTGCCTCTAGCTACTGGTAATATACTCTTAAAGTCATCCCAAGTTAAATTATACATGCTTATACTCCCTACGGTTAAAGGTTATAGTTCTAAGTTCCTGTTCCTGTTCTGGGTTATGCTTAGCTAACTTATCTAATAACTTCTTATTAAAGCCTTTGATCTTAGCTTCTAAGGAGTTACCCTTGATACGTTGCCTAGCTACTACAGCCTTTAGCGTATCCGGCTTAGTTATAATGTAGCACTTATTCTTAGCCCTAGTGCCTGATGTGTATAACCATTCCCTATTAGCAATGAAGTGCGACTGATGGATAACTACGAATACGTTAGCCCACTCGCAGCCTTGTGCTTTATGTGTAGTAAGACAATACCCAAAGTCTAAGGCATTAACTTCACCCGCTGAGTCTCTGGAGACTTCTGTGCCATCTTCTAGTTCTAAGGTAATGACATGTGAGGAAGATAATAGCTTCTTCTCTGCTTCGTCGGTGGTAAGGCCAGCTATACCTGTAATACCTCCTGCTGTTCCATCTGGCAGGGTAGTTATGTCTATGGTATTATAGGAAAAGTCCTCAAGTTCATCAGGTTGGTTTTGATTGTTACTGCTACCACTGCCTGCATCCATTATACCGAATCGGGATAGGCTTACAGATGCTTCTTGGGGATAGGTGCCATAATAGTTCCCATTAGTATTAATTTGGGTAATCCTTGCTTGCATTTTAGACTGCCCATCATATACTAAATCCCCAACAGCATAATAGTGCTTATTAAAGCCTGCTATTACTTCGTAGACTTTTCTAGGCTCTCCTTGCTGGGCATATTTCTTATCCAGCCAAGATGCTATTAGAGTATTTAACATGATAGTACCACAGCCATTCTTATTAAATGGGGAGAGTACAATATCATCAATGGGGTCATATTGGTTATTATCATACAGCTTTTCCATTAGGTTAGCTACTTGCTTGCCAGTCCTATCAGGGCCGATTGGCTTAGTGCTTTTTCCTGTTATGACTTGGAAGTCATCTGTATCTGTTTTAGGGGGAATACCTTTTAGTACCTCGTGCATTTGCCTAATGATAGGAGAGTCAAGGGCTTGCCGATAGACATGTGTCAGCTCTATTACAGGGAGTTTAATAAGCCCGTAATTCAAGATAGAGTCCCCAAACACAGGCGGTAATTGATTTAAATCCCCTAGCAGGATAATCTGACAGTCAGGTTCAAGGGCTATGAATAGCTTATGCCATAGGTCTAAGTCCACCATTGAAGCTTCTTCTATAATCAAAACCTTAATAGGGAGTCTGTTTAGGTCATCCCTCCTAGGGGTAAAGCGCATCTTGTCCTTCTGTGATACGTCATCATAGTAGTACTCAGGAGCCACCTCTATTAGCTTATGGATAGTCATAAAGTTAGAATATAGGTCATCCATTAAGTCAGGGGAGTGCTTCCTTAGATTACCTGCCATATTATTAACTGCCCTATTAGTGAATGCACAGAAGGCTATGGCTGGCTTGGTCTCTTGCTCATTAACGCCACCAGTAGGGTCACGGAAGGTTACCATTGGCAGTGTCCTTGTTAGCTTATAGCCCTCCTCATCCAGTATGTTATATTCGTCATTCTGAAGGAAGGCGTTAGCGATAGCATTTACTGTTAGGGTCTTACCTGTACCAGCCGCACCTGTTAGCACGAAGCTTTCACCCTTAAGGGCTAGGCGTACTGCTTCTAGCTGCTTTGGGTTAAGGTCTATCTGTGTTAGTTCAGGCTGCTGTTCAGGTTGGATAGGGGCTGCCTGTTCCTTTGTTTGCCTGTAGCTCCTTACCCTATCTTCAAGGAAGGTTAATCTATCTAGTAAGTCAGTCATAGCATTGCTTCCAACTTAGATAGTCTATCATTAACCTCACCTTTAAGCCGTGCATTCTCTACCTTTAAGTTAGCCAGTTCTGCCCTCATGTTAGCAATAACCTCAACGGTGTCATCATTAGAGTTAGCTAGTAAGGCTTCAATCTCAGGGTTATCCGCCATTATCTCACTATAATAGAATCCATTTAAGCCTTCCCTATCATCAGCCCAACCCATATTATAGACATCTTCTAGGAAGTCGCTGAATACAGTATGCTTTGGTTCTGGGGGAGTATTATACTTTGCTATAGGCTCCGGTACTGCTACGCTAGGTACTACTTCAAGTTCCACCTTCTTAGCTTTAGGTTTATTCAACCCTGCCAGCCTTTCCGCTAGTGTTAAGTTAGGTTTAATAGTCTCTGCTGGCTGTTCTACTACTGAAGGCGTAGGAGGTATTGGTAAAGCCTGTACCTTACCACTCTGTAACTCCTTCTGGTTCGCTTCGCTCACCGCACCGCCAGCCTTTGCCTGTTCTTTCTCTGCTTTAATCTTATTCAATCTATCCTGTAATAGTCCCATCTTATTTGCCTCCTTTAATTCTGGCCAGTCTATCCTGTAATGACTCTTTAGGCTCTGTTACTGCTTGCTCTGTTACTGCTGTTATTGCTGTTACTGTATCCACCCCATCCAGCCCTTCTAACCCATCAATACTATCTAAGCTGAAGCCTAGCTTCCTAAACTCTAAATCCGATGCCTTAAGCCACGCTATTGTCTCATAAAGCTTATTAGCTTTTTGTTGGCTCCTGCCGCCTGCTGTCTTTTGACTTTGACTGTTAAACCTTACCGCAGCCTTATCCAGCATAGCAATAGCCTTTCCTAGCACCTTTTGACTATAATCTAACTCCTTTACCATAGCATTAAGAGCCTTAACTTGCTTCTTATTGAATACGTTATAATCCACACTTGCAGCTAGTTTAATATAAGCCCTGACTTTCTTCTGTATTCTATCAGAGGACATCCTCTTAATGCCTTTGTATATGTTATCTTCTAGCATTACCCTAGCAGATTCCACAGCATCCACTACATCAGAATACAGTACAACCCTACCATCAGTTAGCTCTAGCTTGTCTATACTATCTCCATAGTCCTTATTAAAATCATACTGACCCTTTTGGTGTTGATTGCTTAACCCTAGCAACTCCTCTCTAGTAGGAGGGAGAATCATACCAATCCATTCCTGTAAGTTAGCTAAGAAGAACCTATTAGCACCCTCTAATTCATTGCCCTGTAAGGTAGCACTCTCTAGGCAGAACTTATACTCCCTCCTGTGTAGTTCACGGGGAAGTTTAACACCAGCACCAACAGCCCTAAGCCTTTCCTCTTGGTTTATTAGCTTATGCAGGATAGACAGCAATAAGCCAGCACTTCTAGCCTGTTTGGTTATGAGTTGGTTAGCTATTAGCACCTCCGCCTTACTGTTATGTATGCGTAGTAGATTATAATGCCGTAAGGTGGATAAAATCGCCCCAGCTAATAAGGGCTTATACTGATTGCCTACTTTTAATTTATACTTGAAGGTTTTGACCACTGTGCTATAATTAGCTAAGGGATGCTTTAAGGTAAACACCATATCAGGGTCATCTAATAGGTTTTGATTTTCTCCTAAGCTTACTATTATGCCAGTATAGTCACAGATAACATTGCTCATTGGGACACCTCACTAGCTGTAATACCATACTGTTTCTTAAAGATTGCCTTATGCTGCTCGGTGGCATTGCTTACTTTATCCCCACTAACCCATACCTGACCCATATCATTAATAGCCCCGATTAGTGTCTCATAGCTATAAGCAAGCACTATGCTCTGGCTTCCCTCTGTATTCCTACCCGTTAATATAGTCAAGTTCCCTTGCCTTTTAAGTTCTAATTGCTCCGCCAGCTTTAATACAGCCTTTATATTCATAGTTTAACTCCTTTTGGTGGGTGCTATTAGTGTATGCACCTACTCATAAAATCAGTGATATGAAATCACAGTTGGATTATATCGGAAATTGGATAGATATGCAACATTAAATATTTTTAATAATTCTTCCATATTAGCCTTACCCTATATCACCTACTTCCACTTACTCCCACATAATCCTTACTATTATTACATCCTAGTCAGCCCCTAGCCTCCTCCCAGGACACCTGCTGCAATATCACATAGCACAGCATTGTCTATCACATCACCCTCTGTCCTAGCCCACTCTGCCTCTAATTCTCTCCCTATGTTCTCTATCTTAACCTCCTCCCTTGCTAGTCTATTCACTTCTAATTTCCTTGCCTTCCTCTTAGCCAGCTCTATTTCCCTTTCTTCTACTCCTAACCCAGCAAGGAAAGCATCATCTCTTAGCCTATCTAATACCTCCTTCCTCCTAGCTGCCTGCACTTGCCTTTTCAGGCTGGCTATCTCTGCCTCCTCACTTAG